AGGAAATCAGGGATATCACCAGCAACAAGAGTTGTTCCAGACGTTACAAAACCTTGATTATTTACAGTGACTTTTGTATGTGTACCTGCTGTCACCCCTGATGTAGCTATAGATAAAACCCCAGAACCAGATATGGCTAAAGGAGCAGAACTTGCTGGAATTGTAATGCCACCAATAGCACTGGCAGTTGCAATAGGTAAATCAGATGCTACTAAAGCAGCCGTTGATGTTATCAAACCTTGATTGTTAAAAGTAATACCTGATCTTGTTGCGCCAGTAACAGTATTATTTATTGATAATGCACCTGCACCTGTAATAGCTAAACCACCTGCTGATGCTACGCTAACACCACCAACTGCTGATGTTGTAGATATTGGCAAATCACTTGCGACTAATGCTGCTGTACCTGTTATCAATCCCTGTGCATTATATGTAATACCATTTCTTACAGATGCACCACCAGTTACCGCATTGTTAATTCCTAAATTACCTGATGCTACATTTAATGACCTATCAATATTAGATGTGTTTAATTTAGCTGCTGTAATCGTCCCATCTGTAATTTTTGTACCTGCAATTCCTGATGCTACCTTTGCATCAGTGACCGCAGAACTTGCTATGGCAGCCGTATCAACAGCGTTATCAGCTAATTCACTGGAACCAACTGCATTTGCAGCTATTTGTGTGGCAGTAATTGTATCATCAGCAATCTTGGCAGCAGTAACAGCATTATTAGCTAACTTTCCTGTAGTTATATTTAAATCTGTAATTTTTGCAGTCGTAACGGCATTTGCTGAGATAGCTGCACTATCTACTGCGTTATCAGCAAGCTCGGACGCTCCAATAGCATTTGCAGCAATATTACCAGCAGTGATTGTATCAGAAGCAATCTTTGCACCTGTTACAGCAGTATTGGCAATAGCAGCAGTATCCACTGCATTATCTGCCAATTCATTTGCAGTTACAGCATTATCAGCAATTTGTGTTGCAGTTATACTTGCACTTGTAATTTTTGCACCCGCTATATCACCATCGCTTAAATTTAATTTTGCAAAAGTAACTGTAGTATCAGATAATTTATCTCCAGTAATACTTCCAGCTAGTTTTGCATTAGTAATATTTCCATCTAAAACTTTTACAGTTGTGACTGCATTTGATTGTAGGGCGTTTGCATCAACACTTGCATCAGCTAATTCAGTACTTGTTATGGCGTTTGCATTTATTTGTGTAGCAGTAATTGCATCGTCCGCTATTTTTGCTGCGGTCACAGCGTTATCAGCTAAAGTTGCGGTAACAATTTGACCTGCTGTTAATGGATAGCTAAGTGCTGTGGCAGGTATTGACGCTGCATCTACTAATCCAAAAGCACCTTGTACAAAGTTTTTTGCAGTTATTTTTTTAGTCTCTGTTGCACTTACATCTGCAACAGCAATTGGATCTGCTGCTTGCAGTTGGGCTGAACTAAGTTCTTGTAATTGGGTTATTTGTAGATCAGCCATGTCAAATCACTTTTAAGTACATAATAAATCTTATTTTAAGGATCTTCAAGTAAAATACCATCTCCATCCTCTTGCAATATCTTATCAGTATTTTCTTGTAACAAGAACGCTGGTGGCACACCGTTATGAAGTCTTATCTCACCATTAGTTATAAATTCAATTCGTGCCTCTACCAAACCACTGGCAGGTACATTGATAGCCACATTGGTAACAACACACATTGATTGATACCAGACACTGTTTGTAGATTGACTTGGATCATTATATATATAAAATCTCCCTTCAAAATCTGCGCCCTGTTGCATCCGTACCAATAATTGACTTAGGTAAACAGCAAATTCTGGCTCTACAAAATCTGGTGTATCGTTTTGAAAATTTCTATGCTGCCAAATTGTTTGTATTGTTCCTTGTCCTGATATAAGACCATTTTCATACTGTCTTTTAAATTCTTCTCCTAAATTACTTACATCAACGGTATCTCTTGTTGTTGTGATTTCAAATTCGGTAACTTTTGCAAGCGGTCTAAATCTAGTGTTCCTGGTGCGTATTAATATATCTTTAGTTGATGATGGTGTTGTTAATGTGAGTGCATCTGATACTTCACCAGCTAAAGCAGTACCAAAAGTGTTATATAACTTTATTCCACCCATATCATCTATATGGATGTATTTTCTAAGGTCAGGAAAACTATGGCTATCTAATAATTCTAAATTACTTCCATCAACAGTTTCTATTTCAACCTGATCTCCTGTTATCAATGATCCATTAATATTTTCAACAGAAAATCTTTTTTTAGTTGTATTTACATCAGCAGGGTTTAAAGATGTTCCTATTTGTGAATTTAAGGCATCACGTTTTAACTCAATAAAACCTGTAGACCCAAAATATATAGCCATTTATAAAACAAGGCCAGTAGGTGCGCCATTAACTTCAAAACTAATATCTGCTGCTGTTACTTCTCCTACAGAATTTGTAATACTAATATTTGACGGTATTGCTTGAAATTCAATAAATCTACCAGCAGTAGAACCATCTTTTATTTTTAATTTAAATGTCATGGCAGTGCTTTCTGCATTGGCACCATCGCCTGACGCACTAACAACTTTCATACTATTGCCAAATAATGTACTAAGCTGACCAGCACCACCACCAGCAGTGTCTTGATAATAATAAACGCTTGCACTTCCTGTATAACTTCTTGTGCCATGGATGATAGTTCTATCCGTATCTTCTAATGAAACAGTTTCTAATACTGCTTGGTTAAAAGTGAAAGACCATGATCTGACTTTGGCAACTTTCGTACCATCTATCAGTAATTCGCCTTCTTTACCAGAATAAAAGCCAGCCATCGTTTTAGTTTAATTTTAAGTACATTCTAGTCCCCATCGAGGCAAGCGACAAATTTACATTGAACATTAGATCTGTTAGGTCTGACACTTGTAACGGTAGGTGGACCATCATATCTATATCTTAACCCTAAAGGTTCAGCAGCAAAATAAGCAGCAAGATTTCCTAATGAATTATCAGAGGGTAACCGTCCATCTCCACTAATACCTGTTAAACCTGAGTCTTTATTGAAACTTACAAAATTATATTCAGAGTTAACTTGTCTATAATTTTCTAAAATTTCAAAAGCTTGTGAGTCTAAAATATTTGTAAAATTTAATGTTAACTTTGCATCTACCTGTTTATCACCATATCTAAGTACAGTTTTAGCACCATTTTGTGCAACAAATTCTGTTTGTGGATAAGTTCCAGGTGTAAAGCTTCTTGATGAAGGTTTTATGTTAGGAAAATTTACGTCAATTGCCATTTTTAATCTTCATCAGAAAATATATTGTCATTATATTTTAAAACCTTAAATTTACCATCTGCATCTAAAGGTTGATGTGTTGCTGTTAATTGTACAAAACCGTCTTCTGTATATGTTATTGATTCTATTTTATATATACGATCAGCAGTATCTGTTTTTTGAATGGTGAAAACAGAATTTCTAAATTGACTTGAAGCCTTATTGTTATCAGCAGTTAAAACAGCTTCTCTAGGTTCACCAAAGTCGCTTCCATTTTCATTAAAAGCTCTCCAATAAAAAATATTAGCTCCTATAGGATTTGTGTTTCCTTGGGATTGTATAGTCCCATCAGCAGAAATATAACCATTTTCAAATCTGTCATTATGGGTAATTTCAGAAAAGAATCTTATATAATCACCTGGTTCTAAAGACATCGCAGATTCAGGTGTTGTTTCAAAACTAATGCCATGATCTACAAATTTTCTAACGAGTAAAGCATATTCTGCAAATGTTCTAGCGTGTTTTTCAGATGTACAAAAATTAGACATATCAAATACTTCTCTTGGATCGCTTTGGCTTCCACCTAAATTATCTCCAAGTCTTAAATCTAAAACTTCAGTTTTAGCAAATCCATTTTCTACTTCATCACGATATAAGACTCTTGCTTGAAAAAGCTGTCTTTCTTCTGGAGATAAAAAACTCACTTTTAAACTTCTTGTATTACCATCAGTAAACAAAGCTTTAACTATATCTTTAGCTAACACCTCACGATTTATTTCATTATTTGAAGTTACTGGAACTGTTGGCGTTAAAGAAAACTGCCCGCCTTTAATAGTAAAATCTAATAAACAAAAAGTTGCATTTTGATAAATAAATTCTCTTATGTTTTGTTGTTGTGTAATAACACCATCCCAATATAATTTATTTGCCTCACAAAATTCTGCGGCTTTCTCCATTTCTTGTTTATTAATTTGAGCTTCACCAATTAAATTACCTGCACCGTTTACAGAATCTGTTAACAAGTGATACGCAATATTAGGAAATAGATTAGATGATTCTCTTCTGTTATTAATTAAATTTTCTACCTTAATACCATTTTTTACATAGACAGATAATTGTGAAAAGTTAGTAAATTCTTTACTACTATTCATTTTTATGCCAACATTTGATAGTTGACTGTAAGGTAAAAAAGCGTCATCTGCATCAGAAGCTCTAATCATCTCATTTACATAAGTAATCTGATGTTCGGGCTGATCTAGGTGGCTGGGTCTTTCTGCGTCAAATTTTATATAATCAGCAATTGCATCAAAAGGATTTAAGTTTTGACCTTCAGGCCAAGGTTCTGTTACATAATTACCAAACTCTACAAGGCAAAACACACTTTCATTTCCAAATGAATCAAAGGGTATTGTAACTTCATCACCTTCTTTATAACCACTTCCTTTATTTGTGATCTCCCATCTTTTAGCACCGTTATCAAACAATTCAACTTTAACTTGTAAACCTGACCCATGACCACCAGAAGGAGACACTGTTTTTGGGTAACCTGATACTAAACCTTCGGTTACATTGCCAAGACGTGACAAAACTATTTTATATCTACTAATAAAATCATCGTCAGAGTCAGTTATTGCATCTCCAGTTGAATATCGTATGTCGCCAACTACAACATTAAAATCCGTATTATTAGCAGCGAAATTTCCAGTTCTCCTATTAGGAAAAGTATATTTTCCTTTTAATTCATCATCATAGTAAAAATATAAAACTGTTCTTTGCTTTGGGTAAAAAGTAAATTTTTCTAGACGTTGATAAACATAATGCCTGTCCTCTGAATCACCTTCATAAGTTGTTTCAAAAGGTATGTAGTCTTCTTTGGTTCTTGGTGTACCAACAACAGTGCGATTGAGGGCTAAAACTTTTCCTTCGCCAGCATCTTCCGCTTGTGGTATTTCTCCTAAAAACCATTCGGGATTGCTGACAGCATTATCAGTGAGTTTATAATCTGTTCTTCCATTAAAATATATGGATTGAATACCAGAATCATTTACTTGTATTGAAGTAAGTTTTGTTCCTGTCAATAAGTTCACGTCTTTTTCTCTATACTGCCTTTTTATAAAATTCCCTGGGACAGGTTGAAATTTAAATTCTCTTAGTTCATCATTTGTATGGTTAATTCTTATGAAATTATATTGAGGTTGCGGTGTTCTACCTAGTACAGCAAAAGGCTTGTCCCCTATTTTTGTCCATTCATCATCATCTACGGCTCTTGCATACAATTCAAAAAAACTTAATCTTTTAACGTATTTACTCATCTGACCTAAAGAAATATTGCCATTTTTCTTTTCATATTTATGGACTACTCCATCTTCCGCTTCTTCACCAGCATTATCAGGTGGACCATAATATTGCCAATAACCAGGATGACTATTTACATTTGCAAATCCTGTTATCTGTCTGTTGACAACAGATTTTAACCCTATTTCTGTTGTTGTACATTTAAAACTGTTAGTTATTACACCAATAGCGCATTTCTGTATTAAAAGTAATTCGTAAGGATTATGTGCTTGCGTAACAGATCTTACTTGTATATCTCCTGGCTCATCAATTTTAAAAGTAAATTGTTTTGTAAGGTTTTTTTGCCAAATACCATCTTCGCCTGAATTACTAATATTAGCACTAATTAAACTACCTATTGCAGTTCCTATAAGATACTGTTCACCTATAGCAAGAGAATCGTCCGTATTTTCTCTATCGGCATTTACAGAAGACGCAACATCTTCAGTACCCCAATCACTAAATTTATCTTCAAATTCTTTATTAGGGTCATGGTCTGATATTTGAAAAGTTATCAAATCATTTTTATTTACATTTTCTATAAAATCTTGAGTTGTACTACCATTTTTTGCAATTATAGCCTGATACCTTGGAAAATTTGTTTCTATTTTTTCTCTTTTTTTAACAGTTGTATCTTTAATTGAAAGTCCAGTATCGGTATCGGGATCTTCACTTAAATTATCTTGTACAAGGATTAACTCATACGGCAGCATAAACCTCATACTGTTAGGTACAGGATTATAGTTGCCGAAAACATTTTGCGTAGAAGGAGTACGAGTTGCACAAAAAGTATTACTTTCAAAACTGCCACTGCGATCACTATCAACTAAAGGCAAGGCAACATCATCCGAAGAAGGATTACCATTTCTATCTTTTTCTTTTGGTAAAATACCCAAAGGATATTGGTGTACACCGTTTCTAAATTTTCCATCATCATCTGGATCGCCAGTATAAAAGAATAATCTGAACTTACTTGCTGGGTAATTTTTTAATAAAACATCTCCTATTGCATAGCCATTAAAATCAGGTCTTGCAGCGAGTTCACCAGACGATAAATTAAATATTGCTTTTATCTGTTGGCCTTTTGATAAACTTCTCATTTGTGACCATATCAGTTGTGTATTTACTCGAACACCACCATAATCAACCCCATCTACTCTTTCATATTTAGCAAATACTAAAGGTATTACAGCACCCAACTCTGCAAGCTCCTGTATTGAATCAAAACCTGTTTGAGGTGCAAATCTTCTTACACCTTCCTGACCTGGTGTAGTAAGACGAGGTGGGGTTTTTGGAGCCTTTGGTTTAGGTGTTAAAAAATAAGATATAAGGTTAAGAGCTAAACCTACAACTACCTGACCAAAAGCAGTTAAACCAGCAGAAGCCGTCCCTCCAACAAACAAAGCTTGTGGCATATTAACGATATATGGAATATTGTCATACTCCTTTGGCCTTTTGCCATTCTGACTTAAGGTATATTCTAAAAATTTAAAATATTCTTCTTTACTAAGACCTAACTGCTCACAAAGTTCTTGCTCGAAGGGTAATAATATTTTTCTATGTCCAATTTGTCTAATGGACTCCATCGAATTATGGTCTCTCCGCAATTCAGCCATCCGTCTTTCCAGTAAACTGCAAGGCCATATCCAACATTAGATTTACATAATGCTACTGTACCTATTTTAAACTCTTTTGTCTCGTTTCCCCACTTTTCAAGTTGTTCTTTAAATATTCCAAAATCTTTTTTTCTTACCCTTTTATACCAATCTCTTGTTGGTTCTGGAGATGTAATACCATAATGTTTTAAAACTGTTCTTGCTACTGAAACACAATCTGCTGCATTATGTTTTACAGGATCAGCTCCTAATCTGTAACGTAAACCAATAAGCTGATGGGGTTTCATAAAGTTTGTATATTTCCAGTACGAGGTAAAAAACCTACAATATCAGTTGTAAACACTCTATTAGGAGCAGTCGTACCAACAGCATCTATCGCACTGCTTAATAATACTTCTATAGTTGTCGCATCATAACCAAAAGAAGCAATAAGCCAATTTTCTACAGTAAGCACTTCATCAACAGTAAAATTACTGTTCATTTTACAAACTTCTATTTTTGCATTATGTCTTTCAGCAATGGCATCTCTTACATGGTTCATTGAAATAGCATTATTAGCTAAAACTAATTGTGCTTCTAAGTTGTCACCTGATTTTGTTTTTGCCGCCCCAGAATATATAAAAGGTAAAAATGTATGTAAATTACCGTTATGTGTAATTGAGTTAGAACCTGCTGTCAAAGTATTTGTATCTCCTCTGACGCTATTTTGAAAAAAACGATTGAAGTTAGGATCTTTAGGTTTTGTGAGATGTAAAAAAGTTGTTAAATATGTAATACTCATAATCCTAATGTGGCACGTTGACTACGAGAATTTTTTAAAGTAGAAAACGCTTTTGCCTGCCCAGCTTCTCCACCTCTTCTTGCTGCAGTATTAATTATCTCAGGCACAGCAGATTTTGGAACGTATTCATCTCCATTGAAGTTAAGAACAGGACCTGTATATTCAACTATCGTGTTACCAGATCCACCTGCAACTGTACCAGATTCATGACTACCACCTGGAATAACAGAACCACCTCTAGCACCTGCTGAAAAACGACTCATAGCACCTGCCATTTTTGAGGCTGGTATAACGTATTCTGGTTCACCACCTTCTCCAATCATTTTCAAGCTTGCAGAATTAACATAGCCACCTTCCGCAAGGCCAAAGTTTGGTCCAGCAATACCTAAACCAGTTGTAGAACTATAATATCCACCTGCACTCATACCACCACCACCAAACATTCCACCAAAAATACTACTGAAAGCTTTATTTAAAAACATACTTGCAAGTTGTTTTGCAATATCTGCTAACGCCTGACCTAATGTTTTTGTACCTTCTATCAATCCCATCACAGCATTTGTCATACCACTAGCCAAAATATTTGTTATTTCTTGCTGTGTTTGCCTTTGTTTTTCTAATTTTTCATTAAGTTGTGTATTTGCTGTACTTAATTGATTGGTAGTATTCAAAGATTTATTTAATTCTGTGTTTTTATCTTTTGTTGTCTTGAGAGTTTTATTACCTGCATCTGCTAATTTTGCCTGTAAATCTAATTGCTCTTTCATTCTTTTTGCAACTTCTGCATTTATAAGTGCGTTAGTTATTTGTGAAGTTACTCCAGCAGGTTGCCCTTTAAACTCTTGCCCTTGAAAATCTACACTGACTTCGCCCATACCAAACATACTTCTTTGCAGAGGTGTGGTTTGTTCTTCAACAATTCCTAATGCTTGTTGTCTTAATGCTTTTTTATCTCTGTCTGTTATTGAACCTGCTGCTATTGCCTGATTAATTCTAGTGACAAGTGCTATTGCCGTATCTAAAGCACTCTTTAAAACTGGCTCTAACTTTTCACCTATTCGTTGCGATAAGGTTTCAATGTTATCAACCAAAGTACTGAACTTACCAGCCAAAGTATCACTTTGAGCAGATGCTCCTCCAAAAAATTCACCGCCTTCGCTTGTAAGATTTATCAAAGCCTGTACAAATTTATCTGCCCCCACTTCTCCCTTACTCATTGCTTTAGCTAAAGTTTCGCCATTCATACCCATAATTTTCTCTAATTCTTTTGTTACATTTATTCCTTTTTCTAAAAGCATTACATTTTCTTCTTGCATAAATTTATTTTTTGCCTGTACTTTACCTATTGCGAGTGCAACATTGTTTATATCTGCCCCAGCAGTACCAGCTACATCTGCAATTCTTTTTGTAATGTCAACTACTTTTTCTGTCTCGAAACCAAATGCTTTCATTCTTTTTGCAACCTCTATCAATTCAGATGACTTAAAAGGAGTCACTGCACCAAATTCTTTTATTTCTTGAACAATTTTTTGTGCTGTGGCAGCACTTCCTGTTAAAACTGTTAATGCTTTGGTTTGTTTTTCTAATTCTGCTGTTTGAAATATTACAAATCTACCTGTTTGAAATACACTAAATCCTATTACTAGATTTCTTACTGCTCTATTTAAGGCATTAACACCTTTACTTGCAGTTTTTGCTGCTATACCTGTTTTTCTTATATTATTAGCAGCACCATTTGATCTGTTTTTTAATCTATTAAAACTTTCTTGTAAACGATTACTTAAGTTTTTTAATTTGCTTAAATTTCTAGTAGCATCTTTTGCCGATACTTTAATTTTTATACCAACTTCGCCAGCCACAAAAAAAATTGTAATTATTTATATATTACCTGCGTTTGGCACTTTTTAAAGTTTTTTCATGATCGTCATTTAATATTTCAAAATAAGCAGCCCAAATTATCAACTCAGATTCTGTTATATGTCGTTTTAAATCATATAATGTATAACCAAGTTCTTTAGCCACACCTAACTGGAGCATCAAAAAATTATCTCTTTTGACCTCCTTTTTTATTTTTTTATATCAACTTCCTCACTGTCTTTAAACTCTTCACTAATAACAGCAAGCATCAATGCCTGAAGGTCTGCATCTTTACATTCATTTTTTAATTCAGCAGCATGACCAGCAGTGAACATTCTTACTCCATTTTCGTCTGTTGCCTTTTGTATTAATAACTGAAGAGCCATAGCATTAAGGTCATCTTTAGTTCCCTTTTGTGCTCTTTCTCTTTCAGCCATTGTTAATGGTGTTGACCAGAATTCAAAGATGTCACCATTTGTCAGTTCTACTTCTCTTTTAATTGGTTGTAGATTAGCAGCCTTTTTTAATTTCTCCAGTGGAGAAAGGCGAGGTTTTGGGGTTGCCATAAATTATTTTAACTAATTTAACTTATCAACTACTTGTACTAAAGTCAAAGGTTG